TATAAAGTGGGTACCATTTTTGTTTAACAGTACGATCTTTTCCTTTCGATAGTTCAGCAGCCATTTTTTTCGCAACAGGTTTAATTGATTTAGCATGTGCACCCATATCTCTTCCAGTTTCTCTTTTAACAAACTCAACAATTTCTCCCCAAGATATTCCACCACCTCGAGAAGTTTTACCTTTTATCTCAGCTTTAATTGTTGAACCTGGTGAATTGTCTTTTAACATCATTTCGCCAGTGTCGTATTTAATTGTTGCTGATTTAGCTGACCAAAAATTACCACCTCTAGATTCTAAATATAAACCTTTTAGTTTATGCATATCTGTATCTGGTGGAACTTTATTATTTAATTCTTTAGCTGGCGGTGGATATTTTGGTGCTTTCTTTAAAGAGATACCAACACATCTTCTAGAGTTAAAATGTTCTACTAAAGAAGTATTCATTGCAGCAACTGAACCAACATCTATTTCTTTTATTGGATTAAAATCTGGAGTCATTGCCCAAACATCTCCTGGGTTCCACTTATCATCTTTTAATGGTTTAAATCCATTATTTTTATATGCAATATTTTTTAAAGCATATATTGAATTCATCTTCTTATCACCACGATGAAACTTTTGTGATTTATTAATATATTTTTTTTCTGCTAACCATTTAGACGCATAATAGGAAGATTTAACCCAGTCTTCTGGGGTTTCTAATATTTTATCTGTGTTTGCTGATATATTACCTGTACCGTTGTCTTTGTAAGCCTGAGCTATACGTTCTTCATCAAAATGTTCTATGTCGTGATTATAACCATCATCTACTATTGCACGCATCATGCATGCATTATGTGATTCGTTTCTTTCTGTATCTTTTGTACCAGAACCAGCACCACCTACGCCACCACCCATAACTTTGGATTTAAGTAGTGCGTTTGTTTTAATTTCTTTTCCATTTTTATCTATTAAAGAAAACCCACCACGTCCAAAGACATCAGGATTCTTTTTAAATGCTTGTGCGTCTTTAACTACTTGGTCTACGTATTCATCTCCAACAACAAAGGTTCCACCTTTAACTAATTCTAAAGGCTTCTTATCTTTTACTAATCTAATAAGGATATTAATCCTAGGTTCGTTGGTCGCTGAATTGTTCTTTTCTAACTCAGCAGGAGTCAGAGCAGTTCCTTCTTTTAGGTTATGTGCTTTTAAAGAAATCATAAGTCTATTTATGACTTATTTTTTCTCAAAGAACGGATTGGGGTAAATTTCTCCTTTGTTATCGTATGCAATAACTTTATTTTCATGGAGAATATTGATAGTACGATTTGCACCTTCACGAATACCTTGTTTCCATGCATAGTGCGTAGCAAATCCTGTTGCGATCGATATTAAGATGAATGTTGTCGGGTCCATATTTCGTACTCCAATAAAAATGTGCCAGGTGAATATCCTGGTCTTTCAATAAAATTCTTTATATTATATTTATTATAATATTTATGAGAGCGAAGAACCCATCTTCTATGAGTTCTTTCCTCTTTACTATGAAAAGTTTCTGTAGATTTAAAGACTTTCATTTTCTTCTGACATATAGTCTAAAGCTGCATCTACGTGAGCCTGCTGGCTTTCTGTTAGATTATCATAGTTTTCTATAGCTTCTTTTAACCATTGTGGCATATTAACCTCCTAATAAGTTTTTAATTTCTGCTCCACATTTTCCGCAGGTTCTTTGACCTCCTGCGGAATATCCAGAGATGTAAAGTGGTCCAGTCCAATCAATAGTGTATACATCATCAAAGATGTTTCCACGTGCTTGGTTTAGTGCTGGAGTTTTCCAATTCTTTGGTTTTAGAATATCGCCATATTCAAAATTGGGGTTTGCGATATTAATAAATCCCCATACGCTGGTACCAGATATAATTTTAATATATTTTCTACCGGATTCAACGTTTAATTCATCTGCAAATTTATCAATAGTTTCTTCAATGTTATTGTTATATGCAGACCTTGAAGCAAATCTTGCGTATTTTCCTACGATATTATCTAGTAAACGATTGATTGCATCATCTACTTTAGATTGTCTTTTAAATGTATTCATAGTTACGCCACCTCCAACATTGTTAAAGGAACGTCCCAGGAACCTGTTGTGGTCATGACATTAGCTCTTTTAAGTTTTACCTTAGTAATATTACCAACGATTGTACCACGTTTTTTACATGTAAATGCAACAGAATCACCTACTGAAAATTTAGCTTTTGCAAACTCATTTTCTGCAGAATTTATGATAGCTCTTTGAGCTTTGACTAATTTAATTAACTCATTCATATCAGCAGAATTACTGATTTTTGAGATTTGGTTTTTTAGTGTTTTATTTAGCATTTTAACTCCTTAATTAATTTTAAATACATGAGTATTATACCATAAATTAGGGGAGTTGTAAACCTCTTTTTGCAAAAGTTCACGAAAAGTTCACATAACTATATTATATCATCGACGGGAAAGAGATTATAGATGATCTCTGCACATTTCTTAGCTATCTCTGAATGTTCTCTCTGTGTACCATGTTCGGATCTTAATTCTATATAATGAATCCAAGATCTTAAAGTACCGTTAACATATAACTTTGTCATAGTTAATCCTTCTGGAAGAACCACTCTTGCTTGTTCTTTTGCAATACCAGCTTGGATAGCCCAATCATAAGCTTTCTTAGCTCTTTGAATTAATATCTCTTGGTATGATTCCCAAACATAATTAATAGAATCTTCTTGCGGTATTTCTATAGAGTTTTGTCTATTTTGGTAATCTTGTAATCGCGCGTCGCGGGTAACAAAGTTAAATTCTTTTGTAGGATCTGCATAACGTTGACTAAACTCTTGGAAAGAAAAAGATCTATGTCTAAGTATTTGTCTGCTTATATCACGAGTTGTTTCTATTTCCAAACAAACATTTACCATTTCAAACGGTGACCAATGTTTTTCTTTAATTAAATAGTTAACTAATTTCTCGGATGTCTTTTCATTATACTGATTATCAGGATTAGAAACTCTAGCACAAAAAGAAACCAACTGAAGAAGATCGTCACTTAAGTCGAGATCTTCAGCTGGCTTCGTATATGATATAAGTTTCACGTTGAACATTATATATTATTTCCTGTTAGGATTCGCTTTTGACTAAGGTATATATTCCCCAGAGCAAACCTGCCCAGGCGAGTAGTTTAGCTATACCGCCAAATAGAATAACAGAACCACAGATGACTACTAATGAAACACCATCTAATGATGTTCTTTCGCCTACTCTTTCCATTATCCAATCTTTTGCTGTATCAAACATATTTTCTCCTATATTTTGAATTCCGTAAAGGTATCTTTTGTTTCTCGATCCCCCCACGTATTTATTGGTTTATCCGGACTCATATCAGACACAATATCCGTCTGAGCTGATTCCTCTACATCGTATAATTTCATACGGGAACGATCAATACCAATTACAAAACGTTTGTATTTAGTAGGATCATTATAACGATTTTTCAACTGCTTTACCAGTATTTGACCTAGATCGTCAAGTTCCTCTGTACTTATCAGAGCAAACATAAGATCTGCCGTGGCTGGTAAACCAAATGATTCCGAAGTGTCCTCCAATCCAATATCGGTATTACCGAAACCAGATCTAGTTGTTTGCGTTGCGCTAACAATAGGGACGTTAAATTCGACCGCCAAACCACGAAGTTCTTCCGCTATAGCTTTGACGTACGAATAAGTATTTATACTTCCACCAAGTCCACGCATTCGGGAGGAAGAACAAATATTCAAGTAATCGATATAAATTATATCTGGCTTGAAATTCTTTTTAAGTTTTAATTCATTAAGTAATGCCCTGAAATGACCAGTATGTGCTGCGCCAGTTGGGTATTCTTTTATAATTAATTTACCAATAGATGATTGTGCTATCTTTTCTATCTTTGTACTAAATACATTCTTTGGTAATGTTTCTAATTGTTGTATTGGTAAGTCCATTAGATTAGCATCTATTCTTTCTGCAATACGTTCTTCTGCCATTTCTAAAGTAATATATAAAACATTTTTTTGTATTTGTAAATTAGCTGCTGCAGCATGACACATGAATAAAGATTTACCGACGCCCGTGCCCGCGAGAGCGATGTTTAAAGTTTTGTTTGGTAAACCGCCTTTTGTTATTTTATTAAAGTAATCTAAATCCCATGGTATTCTAAATTCTTCGCTGTTGTAAAATTCAAATCTATCTTCTGAATTATCAACATAATCGTGACCAATATTTTGATCGAAAGAAGTACCTAATGCATTAGATAATATTTCTGGTATTGCACCTTCTGTTTTTTCTTTATCTTTACCATCTATAATATTAATAGATTCCATAATTGCTAGATAGACAGATCTTTCTTTGCACCATTTTTCTGTTTCATTAATTAGATATTCTGTATCTAAATCAGACTTTGTTTTTAATTCTTGGATTAATTGTCCAGCAGAATTAATTATTTCTTCGTGTGCATTTAGCTTTTGTAATTCTAATTCTAAGACTTTACCTGTTGGTAACTTATTATGTTTGTGTACAAAAGATACAATAAGATCGAAGACCGTTTTATGTGGTCCTTCGAAATATTCTTTCTTAAGATATGGTATTACCCTTCTGCAATAATCTTCATCATGAAGAAGATGGTTCAGACTGTGGGTTTGTATTTGATTCGTTATTTCCAATTCCTATACTCGCTACGTTATTTTTTTCATTATGTTCTAGAGTATCATTAATTATATGCTGTAATATTGCACCTAAATAATTTTTAAAATACTCATCCTTATCTAGATCAGATGAATCTAATTCACCAGGATCTTGTAATGTATAATTAAATGATAGTCTTGCTTGATCTAATTCTGGTTCTTCTCTAATTCCAACTTGACCATATATAACTATCACGTTATTATATTTACCACCGTTTAATTTTACCCCATAGAATTCACTCTTATTAGATTCGACTATGGAATAATCTTCAGTGGTTATATTATACATCATTTTCTTCCGTTTGTAAATCTAAATTTACATCTAATAACGGCTTATGACCAATTTGATAATGTCCTTTAATAAACTTTTTAAAATCTGTTCCTTCAAATATAGGTTTCCAGAATTCTTCTGTGAGAGTATCTTTCTCTCTTACTTTTGGTTGGACCATTTCGCCAGTTGCATGATCGACTCTACAATACCAACCAACATTCGGTTTTTGTACATATCCACCTGCTAGTGCTACATCAAGTAATCCACTATATGGACTTATGCCACCTTCCCAAGTAACTGAAATAGGTACTTTAGATTTTTCTTTTACGAATCTAGATTTCTCTACGTTAATAACAAAGTTATAACCTTTAATCTCTGTTCCAGTTTTTTGTTGTTGTCTTCCTATAATCCAAATGTTATCTGCTGAATAGTAAATTCCTGTTCCACCAGATACGATTGCTTTTGGAAATAATCCCATTTCTTGATATGTGTGATTAACAGCTAATAGTGGAATATTTTTCATTGTAAGATATGGCGTAACCATTCTAAATAAACCTTTTAAAGCTTTTGCTCTTGACATATCTGCAACAGATTTTTCGTTTAAAGCATCTTCTAATTCTTTTTTAGATGCTAAATTACCAATAGAATCTATAACAATAACAACTTTATCGCCGCGTTCTATCTCATCTAATTGGTTAACTAAATCGAATTTAAGTTGTTCTACGTCTGTAATAGGAGTATGTAATACTCTTTTAGGATCAATTCCAAACGATTCGAAATAGTTTTGTGGTGAACCAAATTCTGAATCATAGAATAGCATAACTGCATCTTTATGTTCTTCCATATAAGCTGCACCCATTAATAAAGCAAATGATGTTTTAAAATGTTTACTTGGACCAGCTAGAACGGTAAGTCCAGATGTTAACCCCCCGTCGATGTCGCCACTTAAAGCAACATTAATCATTGGGACAGTTGTTGTAACTATATCTTTTTCCCCAAAGAATATAGAATCTTCTAAGACATCTGTACCTTTTATCTTAGAATTCTTTTTTAGTTTATCCATTACTCCCATATTATCTTCTCCATTGTTCTGGTTTTAATTGCATTGATTTTTCTTTTTTACGCCATCTAGCTACTGCTTCTTTTTTCTTACGCTGCCTTTTAGCTGCTGGCTTTTCATAAAATTCTCTTTTACGAACTTCTTGAACTATACCTGCTCTATCACAGGCTTTTCTAAACTTACGTAATGCAACATCGAATGGCATTGGCTTTGGT